CATCCTCACCAACAAGCTTAACCTTTACCTTAGGAAATTTCACGTTAGACATAATATAGCTCCTTTTGTTTGGTTTACTTACTTACTTACTTCAGGCTGCTTCAGCGAAAGCTACAGCAGTCTCAAGTGCCTTGATCTTCTTTTGACGATTAGGACCGTACCAAGAAGAATTTAGACGAGTTGACTGAGAATGGCCAACAAGATGGTCAATAGCAAACGTTACAGAGTTGTAAGCCTGCCACCAGGTACCTTTACCAAACTCATGGCCTGGCTGAGTATCTACAACATCCATAGCTAGACGAGCTGGACGAGAGATCTTCTCTTCACCATTCTTAGGCTTCTTCTGAGAGGTAGAAGGAAACACAGTCATGTAGTACTCCTTCAGAGAATCAACAGAAAACTTCTTCTTGGAAAGGAACTCAGCCATCTCCTTATAGTTTTCCATATTATCTCGAGCAATACCTAGAGTCTGCTTAACAAAGTTAGCATCAAACTTCTTACGATGGTTCAGACGAACCACTAGATCAGACTGTGCCTTAGAATTAAGAGCAAGAGTCAGAGTGTTATTACAAACAACACGGATTGCAGTGAATCGAATATCGATACACTTACCGTACTGATGAGGGTTAGAGAATAGGAGATATGAATCAACCTGATCCTTACCTTTGAATAGAGAGAATGAATCCTTAACTTTTGCAAGTGCCCATACAGTTACTGGTCCCTGATCAGGATCAGTTGCAAGACATCCAGCAGTATTCATCTCCATATCACCAGTCAAACAGAACTCATGCATGAAGTCACCAAGCTCAGAATTCTGAACAGGTTCCCAGTCTTCAGAGATATGGGTTACGATACGTTTATCCTTTGATCGTACAAGCACATCTTTACCAGTAAGTACACGTTCACCGTCTACCTCAATAAACTGAGGATACCGATCAACAGACCAGTCAAGACCTGCCTTCTCAAGCATCTGATGAGGAGTTAGATCGTTAGATACAGGTACACCAAGTCCATGCCATGGAGTCTGGTAAGACTCATGGTTAGCACCCTGCTTATGAGCATACGCAATAGTTTCGATGTTATGTGACATTCTGTAGTTCCTTTCAGGTTGGTTAGGTCAGTCGCGATAGTTATATACTAGCTGCTTTCGTCAAGAAATCAAGAGGGAAATTCCTCAATGATTTCAACCGGTTTCAGTTCAGTTAGAATTGTTTGAACACACCAATCAGGTGTATCCTCAAAATAAATCCATCCTGCGAAAACACTGTTAGAGTAATCTTTCCAAGCTTGTTGGACATACTTTCTATCTACATCGTATCCATATACTTTTAAACATTTTTGCAAATAAGATACATCCTCAGGAAAATCTTCATGAAGATCCCAAGGTTCGTTCTTTGACATCATCTTGATCATTATGTTCTCCTCAAGTTGTACCATTATAATACATGCTCTCGTGAAGAAATCAAGAGGGAAATTATCCAAGAGTATCAATAGAGTAGGTAGAAGAACATTTTACTACAGCTCCAGTTTCAGCTTTGCAGATGTACCATTCAGTTGAACTGTGAACACTTGGATCAAGATAGCGATCTGCTATATCAGCAACAGGTAAGCTTTCAAAATCATCATCTTGACTTGAGATAGAAATTACAGCATTAGCACCATACACATCAAATGATTGAAAGACGAGTTTATGTGTTATTTTAGTCATGATGTTCTCCTTCAGCGGTTGTACCATTATAATACATGCTCTCGTGAAGAAATCAAGAGGAAAATTCCTCAACAACATCAAGAGGTTCCTTGACTGTTTCTCCATTAAGCTTTTTCAACCCTCTCAAATGACATTCAATAATTTCAGTAGGAGAAAGATTATAAATAGATTTATTCACAAGTTTATCGTCATTAGCAATAATACGTATTAATGTTAATAGATACCCAGTTTTATAAGCATAGGTATTTTCTACATTTAATGCTTCAGCCCTATCTTCTAAAGCTTTATCAAGATCATCAATCAGTTTCATAGTGCACTTCCTTCTGCTGTTCTGCTCATAAAAAAATAGTAGTTGATTCCAATCAAGAAATCAACCACTAAATTATTTAAAGAAATCAAAGAGTTAATTTTAAAATTATATAAATATATGTGTTCATCGCGGTACTGCAAATACCCATGAACTCTATTACTAACGTTTAAATAGGAGTAACAGCTATGCATATTTATGAAGATCATATTAATGATTATTTTTTAAAAAATAAATACTCTAAATGGTATTTTTCAATCATAAACAATGCTCTATCTTGCAACCGTAAAAAATCTAAAAATGTTTATTTTGAAGCCCATCACATATTACCAGCAGCTGCATTCCCTGAATATAAAAGATTTTCATTAAATAGATGGAATAAAGTTTTATTAACATCTAAAGAACATTATATAGTTCATTTACTATTACCTTTTACAACTGATAACAAATCACATAAAGCAAAATACTTAAAAGCTTTTAAAATAATTTGTTTTAATAGCAAAAATCAACAAAGATACACTTCAAAAATGTATCATTTGTATAGAGAAGCTATATCGAATAGCTATAAAGGTGAATTTAATTCTCAATATGGTGTATCAAAAATATATGGTGAAAATAATAATAGTTGTCCAGTAATATGTGAAGGTAAATATTATTCTTCAATAAAAGAAGCTCAGCAATATTATGGTAATATTTGTATTTTTCCAAAATTAGATAATCCTAGATACCCAGAATTTTATAGGTTGAGACCTAAACATGTATTTGCTGATGATTCTAGAAAACTAATGTCTTTAGCTACAAGAAAACCTTCTGCAAATAAAGTTTCTGCAAAAGGTAAAAAGTGGTATTATAACCCTAACAATAAATTGTGTAGTCGATTCTTACCAGGTACAGAACCTATTGGCTGGGTACCTGGTAAGTTGCATAAAAATCATGAAATACCCGGTGGGTATCTATAAGCAACAACTCGATTCTTAGAGTAGCTGCTTATTGCTACTCTATTACCGTGGTTACCAGATATTAGAATAGGATTACCTCCTCTATCATATCCTTTCACAATACCAACATGTCCACCACCTTTTCGTGTGAGAACTGCAATGCAATTCACACACCCTGTTTGTGCTGGTTTACCATAATTTTTATATGATAAAGCTGCTCTTGAATGGGTACCACCTTTAGTCAATAACCCAATAAAATCAGCACACCAAAGTGTAGGTGGTAATCCAATTTGTCTAGCTGTCTGACCGATAAATCTAGATGCCATTGAAATGAGATCAGTTCCACCTTTGTAGTCAACTACCTTTGTAATTTGAGCTGGTGGTTTCTTTACTGATCGTCTTGGCTTCGCGTCAGCACTATATGAAAAAATTGCAACAAATAATATTGCAATGAAAACCTTGTTAAGATTCTTCATTTTTGTATTCCCTGTTTTGTTTACGTTTATTTTACTAAAAACGAATACGTTCTTCGTGAAGATGATCTACGTATCGTCTATAGAGACCATACTCTCTACCCGCTGCTTCTATTTCCCAGGGGAGGTCCCAGTAATCGGTCTCATCATGGTTAATGAATTGTTTGTTCCATTTAACCATATCGTTATATTTAGTATCTTTCATTTCACCATAAGCAAATTGCTTTACGTGTACTAACTCATGGGCTAAAGTTACTAGCTGATTCCTTCGTGATATATATGGATCTATACATATAGTAAATTCTCTAGGATGTCTGGTATCATAGTTCTCATATTGACATGATCCTTTCAACCCATACTCTTGCTTACTTTCTACTGTAATTTTTAATCTTTTAATCATCTGATTGGACATCAACATATTAGACATCCATTTTAAAGCATAGCGAAATTCTTCTCGCGATACTTTATCGTTTTTACCTCTAAAATATATTTTCAATTTAACCTCTGTTTGTAATAAAAACTGATTTTACTTTATCAATATAATCATTTCTACTTTTACAAAATATTAAAGGTTCTTCATGATCAACAACCATCAATATCACTATCTGCGTGAATGCTATATTATACAACTCCTGAGCCATAATGCAATAGGAAGTTGCTTGAATAAAATAATTTTCAATATCCTCTTCTTTCTTTACATAACGAGATGTTTTAAAATCAACAACACTATTCACCCCTTTCCATTTACATAACAAATCACATGTACCTGCTGCTTTTAATATATGAGAGTAGAGTTTATGTTCAATACCGTATATAGGATTAACATTACTATCTAATAATGGTTTAAGCTTATTAAACTCAGATAAGTTAAACGGCATTGTATTAGTAGTATAGTCCTCTCCTAGAAGATACTTCTCACATATATTATGAACAGCTGTACCTCTAATGCGAGCTTTAGTTGATATTCTGTTAGCTTTATCTTCACCAACAGACTTACGCCATTTATCAAGCTTCTCTTTGCCATGGCTTGATAACAGCGTGGTAACAGATGGATAAAGTTCACCAGAAGGAACTTTGTATTTTCTTCCTTCTGGTGAATCTATACGTTCAATATTGATTTTGTCAAATAATTTTAATTCAAACATCACATCCTGGATAACGGTTGTATCACGTTACGATCCTCTAGTTCATTACGTATCATTATATACTGCTTTACTAATCGAGATCTACAAATATCTTCTGGTTTAAATTCAACGAATTCAAACATATTCATACGTCTAATAATTTTAATAAAATCAGCTATACCAGACATCTCTTTTCCTTTGTTTAGATCTGTCTGTCGTATATCCCCTGAAAAAATAACTTTACAGTTATGACCAATTCTAGTAATTACTGTGTTTAGCTCTCCGCAATTTAAATTCTGAATTTCATCGCAAACAACAATGCAATCACTAAAAGTGGTTCCTCGTAAAAAAGAAGTTGATATAAACTCAATTTTATTTTTCTGCTTAAGTAAGTCATAACTATCACCTCTACCAAATAATTCTGTACAGATTGAATAATAAGGCTGTTCGTATACTTTTATTTTTTCCTTTTGATTTCCTGGCAAGAAGCCCATATCACGTGAAGGAACAACTGATCTAACTATATAAACTTTTCTGTATATGTCAGATTCAAGGCATTCTTGTAGTGCAAGATAAAGAGATATGAAAGATTTACCTGTACCAGCTGTACCATGGAGAAATAAGTTTTTACCGTTATAGTAATGGTTGAATGTTAGTTCCTGGTTATTAGTGATGGGAGAGAAGTGTTGTATTTTTAATCCAATGTTTGGCTCTTCGTATTTGCCTTGTTTTCTGAGCAGTCTTCTTTGTTTTTTAGTTAGTTTATCCTGCGTCATTGGACTCCTTTTATGTTGTTGTTGACCCTCTACCAGGTGTTAATTGTAGATTTCGTTACTCCTCTCGAATTTCTCTTCTTGACTTCCTTTAACATATCACGAAACCCCTGGTCAGGTTTCTTGGTGATAGTATTATAACCTATTGCAGGCGCCCCATAAACGAGGCGCTCTACTGTAGGATTCTCTTTAAGATAAGCTTCACATTCAGAAATGGACATCCATTCTTTCCATTCCTTACCTGTGGTCTTACATTGAAAAAGGTATTCTGGCATTATTCTTCACCTTCATCACCTTGAGTAAAATATTCAATATTACGAGTTTTAAGTGCTCTTCGCATCTTTTTGTCTTTTCGACGATCATTAGTTTTGCGAGATTTATAATCACCGTCTTCATCTTCAAAGCGCTCGTACCACTTAGTTTTCTTGTATGATTTACTCATTTCTTAGTTACCTTTTTCTTTCCTTTCTTGGGTGCTTTAACTTTAGGTTTGGTAGTCTTCTTAGCTGCTGCTTTACGTTTTGGTTTAGATTCAACAGCTTGCGTTTCAACTTGAGGAAATTGTGTCCTTGGTGGAATTAATCCAGGAAAGGCCTCCTCTACTGTATCATAGCTAACATTATATGGAAGCTTCTTATCTTTCATATGGACAAGCAACTTCGCATCTTTAGGATCTACTGCTTCTAGTATCTGAATAAAGAGAGTTTCTCTCTTTAGTTTTGATAGATTAGGATTACCTCCTTCAATAAACAAGTACAGTCTACGAGCTTCTGAATACAGCATACCATGGGAATCAGGTAGCTCGCTTGTCTTAAATGGTGGATCACCTTCTGGCAACGCAAATTTAATTTCAGGGTCAAGAGCATTCTTAAGAACAATTCTTAGGGGTACAGAATCATTCTTTCGAAGAAAATTAACCTGGTCTTGTTTGGAGTTTAATTTAGATGTCTGTTCAACAATCTCAGCAATACCTAATTTCATTTTTACCTCTAAAAGTCATTAACATTTTCTAATAATGTTTTAAGTTTATTTTTACTAAAATAACCAACAAGCATCGACCTGTCTCTAGCAGGAGTGTTGTTATACTCTTCAATTACTTTTTGCTTGAGGTCGATTGGAATCATAGATAGATCAATCAGATTCTTGTTACGTATATAGTTTCTACGTAATGGGTGCTCCATATCAAAATCTATCAGTTTGCATTGTTCCATGAGCTTCTTGGTTATCTTCTTCTGTCTTTCACCAACAACAAAGCAGTTATCAGGTGAAGCAATATTTGGTACACCATCAGACTGATCACCTCGAATGATATGCTCATGTAGAAATGTCTTAGGGCAATCTGTTTTGAGAAACCTTTTATTAACAGGGTCGTATTGTTTAATATTACTACGTGTATGTAGTTGCAAGTAGTCCTTATCTCCTGCTATGATTAATATATCATCACTACTATATTCACATATACATGCAATGATATCATCAGCTTCACAACCATCAACTTGAATATATTTATAAGGAAAGAACTGTTGAAGTTCGTTCTTGATCTTATTCATACATTGAAATATAGCTGGCCAGTCAAGCTCTGACTTCTCGCGAGCCTTCTTTCTAGATGCTTTATAGTAAGGAAAGAAATCTCGGCGCCAGTAATGAGGTGAATCGCAAGCTATAACTAGCTGGCCAAATTCATCCTTAAATTTTCTGTTAATAGAGCGAATAGAATTTAGCACCATATGACGCACTAATGGTTCTTCAATCTGAATGTTGGTATGGTTACCAATTGAAGATAGTAATGACGAAAACATAACATTATTAAGATCAAGTATTTGCAAAACAAAATAGGGCTACTCACCCTCCTCCTTCATTAATTTAAAAACTGGTGCAGTAAACTCTACACCACTCTCTTCGACATTGAAACATGCATCTGCAAAGTTATGAAATGGATGTTCAATATTATAATACTTATATAGTAATGCTTTCAAAGATTCAAGGCAAAAACACATGTCCTTAATATATTTTGGATCATAGTTAATAGGAAAACCAGTTGCACTTAGCTGTTCTAGCAAAATTGTAGCTAGAACTTCTGATATATCATTTATTTTATCTTCACGTTGAGCATCAATATTACTTATAACACTATCAATGTCTGGAACTTCAGTATATACGTCTCGCTTAGGTTTTGGAAATTGAATTACGTTTGATTCGGCTGGATGGTTCATTTGAATGACCTCAAGATTAGAGTGTTGTTATTGATTCGGCCATTGGGCTTGGATTGTTTGGATGCCATCTTGGTGAACATTTTATCCACCACAGTTTTTCCATCAGATACTATTAACTTGATTGTATCTTTAGGTTTGCGAACAGTCTCCTGAATTGATTGTTTCTCGCANAAATTCTGTATTGTTGTACCTTTGATTACAAATGGTCCGTTCTTACTAACATATTTAGCTAGCTTACGATATTTAGTATTATATGTCCAGATAACAGTACTTTCAACTATTTTAGATGGGTCAATACTAACAATACCTAGAGTATTATCAGACTGCTGGTATTTGACTTTACAAGTCATCTGCTGAGCTGTCTTTACCTTCTTCTTTCTAGGTTTACGCTGAGTAACTCGCTTATTCTGAACACGAGTAAATTTAAGAGCATCAATAAATGACTTGACAAGCTCACGATATCGATTGAGCTGTCTGGTATTCAGATGGTCATACATTTCGTGGGATTCATCACAAATGAGCTCATCATACAGCTCTTGGTAGTATATTACAGCCTGAGGAATATCAGTCTGCTTAGTACGAGCAATAATAGAATCTACTTCAAACTTACCTTTATAGCCATCCATGATAAAAATATCAATGATAGTATCAAGATCAGTTATAGCTTTATTCTCAGCTTTCTTGAAGTAAATAATCTTCTTTTCCGGCTTCGTTGAAGCAAGAATTTCTTTAATCTGATTGTCTAGATTGTTTTCAAAGATACTACCTCTAGTGAGCATTCTAGCTATTGCGCACATAGTAGAAGTAGTTTTAGTATCAGAGGATTTCATATAGGTATTAAT